CGGAATCTCTTCGATCAATTCCACGAGCGTACCGTCACTATCGTGCGGCAGCGCCTTGAATTCCGGTTCCACGGTCGTGCCCGCGTCCGTCGCAAACGTCAGCGTCGCGCCGGCGGTATTTCTGCCCTTGATCAGGATCCACAGGTCGCCGTCCGTCTTATCCTCGTGGTGGAAGCAGATCGCATAATAGCCGCCCTGTGCGTTGCCGGCACCGCCGATCTTCGTCGTGCGCTTGCCGGATGCCTCTGTGCTGCTGCAGCGGTCAAGCAGCTTTTTCAGCGTCGTACCGTTCCATGTCAGCAGGCCGCACTTCAGCACAGCCTCCTCATTGGTCGTGATGATCTTGGACACATAGCCGAGATCGTCTTTCTCCTCGTAGGTCTCCTGGGTATATTCCAGCGACGCGCCGCCCTTGATATAGCCGAGCAGATTGCTTTCCACGCACAGTGCATCTACCGTCGGCATGGACTCGCTGAATGTTTGCAGATAGATTTTGCCTGACCCCAGCGTAACCGTATCTTTGTCTCTTTTAGCCATTATGTGGCCCTCCTTTTTTCGTAGAATTCAAAATCGTAGACAGTTTGATACCGCTGCACACTCTGCAGCCAGTACCGTGCCGCCTTTGTCCAGTGAATGCCCCTCGCCGCGAGCTGGGTCTCGATAGCCGCTTCGGCTTCCGGATCTCGCTCCGGCTCGTACAGCTCCACGGAAACATCGTGGCTCACGACCATCGGCGCCACGCCGCTCTCCGGGTCTGCCCCGTCCACCTCCTGGTCATCGAAATAGACGGCATAGGTCGTCGAGGGCGGATTCAAATAACGGCCCTGGCGAAAAGGAATGCCGGATGCAGTCAGGATCTCTTCAATCACTTTGTCCAGCCTCCTTCACCGCTTCTTCCACGGCGCGCTCGTATTCCGGTAAAACAGCGTCGAGCGCGTTCTTCAGGAATGGATTTGCCTTTGTGCGGCCGCCGTTTCTGGTCGCGTGACCATGCACCAGCAGATGCGTCAGCCTATGGTCAGGGGCTTTCACATACCAGATATATCGCTTCATTCCGTTGCCGGCATCTTCGGCCTTTACAGCTATATTCTTGTAGAATGAGCTATCTTTTCGCTTAGAACGCGGCGCAGTTGCCCTCGTGATTCTTCTCAGCTTATCGCTTGACTGTTCGCCCACATCATTGATACGGTCAATCACATCCTGCGCATACACGGTCAGCGCATCAGAAAGTGCAGCCGGCAGATTGCCCACTTGGATGCTTTTAACCATAGATACCGCCCTCCTCCGCAGACGCACGCGCGACCGTAATCTCCAGCTCCTGACCGTTCCTGTAGGTACGCAGCACATGGTAACGCTGGCCGTCATACTCCAGCAGCTGCTCGTTTTCGTACTCCAGATAGTCCGCCAAAATAAACTTGCATTCTGGATAGACATCAACCGCCTGTGCCTCGTAATATTCCCGCTGGCCAATACTCGCCAAACGGCAAAACACGTCCCGCTCGCCGGCGCTGCCGATTAGTGTGATGACTTCGTTCACGTTGCTCCCTCCTGATAGCCGCTCGCCATCATCAGGCAGGATTTGAGCGCGTTATACCTGATCATGTACTCCGCGGCCTTGCCCGTGTCGTCCGTATACTCCGCTTTGCAGTACAGCTTGACGGCGTTGAGCACCAGCGGGTCGATCACATCCTCCGTGTCCTCCGATGGATTTCGCACGCCGCAAACCCGCAGATCCGCCAGGCAGGCAGAGATGGAGTCTGCCACATCATCGTCCAGTTTCGTGTGACTGATGCGGAGATAGTTTTTCACCTTCGTCAAGAGGCCCTGATCAATTTCCATATGGTTTCCTCCTCTCTGACGGCATCGGCGGGGCGATAAGGCCCCGCCTCGGATAACGGTCAGGTCGCTGCGCGGTTAAAGCGCACAACAGCAGCGGACACGGTCAGTTTGCCGTCCGCCAGCGCCATGGCGCGATACACACGGGAGCCGGCACGGAACGCGACAGAGTCGTCACTGGTGACCTCCGGTGCGCGGGCGATGTTCATGTGATAGTACGACAGCTCGCCGAACAGGATGTTGTCGGCGGTCAGATTGTCGTCCAGAATCACCGGATAGCCAAGAATGTTGTGCTTTGCCGGAGACTCCACGTCCGCATGGACGACGGGCTGGCCCTGGGTGTCCGTGATGCCGATCACGTCCGTGTAGAACAGCTTACGCGGCATCACGAAGACCGCATTGGTCGCATAGTCAGTCGGCAGCGCAGCGATGATCTTGATCAGATCCGCATAGGTCGCTTTCGCTTTGGTGAAGGTGCCAGTCGCCGTATCCAGCGTTTTCAGGATACCAGTCGCCTGGCTACTGCCGGTTCCGGTAAAGACTGCGGCGTCCAGCGCGGCCTCCAGCTTATTGGCCAGACGACCGACAAGCCAGGTCTCGAACGCCTCGATGGACATGGTCTGCACATCAGCAGTAATCTCGACCGTCTTGATGAGCATGTACGCACCAAGGGAGACGGAGGTAATCGTATCAGCGGAATCGGTGGAAGCCGTGCCCACGGCGACCCAGCTTGCGGAATTCACGGTGCCCTCCACGGGGATCGTGATATTGCCCGGGATATAGGTCATCGTAATGCGCGACAGGATCGGGTTCTGATCGAACACGCCGACGATTCTGTTGAGCGTCTGGGTGGGGATCGCCGCAGTAGCCGTCACCGCCGCGCGCTGCTCGGCGCTCAGGCTGCGGCCCTGCAGATGCATGAGGTAGGCCTCGCGATACTCCGCCGAATCAACGGTGAAGCGCGCCTGCGTCGGCTCAGCAGCGCTCGGCGCTTCGATCGTGCGTCCGTTCACGATGCCGGCGGCGATGTTGGAGCGCAGGCGCTGACGCGCCTGCATTTCATTCAGGATCTGCTGGCGCTCCACAGTCAGGGCGGCGGCCTCGTTTTCCAGTGCGGTCAGCGCGTCGCCGCTGGCCGTCTCCGCCTCCTGCTGGATGGCAGCCAGGCGCGCATTGATTTCATCAAGTCTCATAGTTGAATTCCTCCTGTGAATTGAGTTTGATTTTCAAGCGCAGTCTTCTGCGCCTATCGTCAAGCTCTGCCTCACTCCGGGCTGCCAGGCTGATCACTCCGTCGGCCCAGCTGCGAGCATTGATTTCTGTGTTATCGTTTGCGGGGATGCTGACCGCAGATACGTCGTAGATCTTCTTCACTGTGCGGTGCACGATCGTGCGCGTCTCGGCGTCCCAGTAGTACTCACCGACGCGGAAGCGCCAGGACATTTTTGTAATCATCTCGGCGTCAATGTCTGCGTACAGGCCGCGGGCGCCCTCGGTGCGGCCGAGGTCAGCGGCCATAAACAAGCCCACTTCGTCCGGCTCAACGATCAGGCTGCCGTTTGTGTTGCGCGCAAACACCCGCCCGGCATGGTCAAACTGCATGATGACATCGCTCATATCGCAGTTGTCAAAACAGCCGCGCTCAAAGCGCTCATAGATCGGTTCATCGCCGTCATAGTAGAGCACATACGGCTCATAGCGTGCGGCATAGCCCTCCACGTAGTAGTTCGTTTCGATACGCTTCTCGGCTTCCTTTTTCGGCAGCAGCACAAGCGATCGCGCCTGCGCGTTCGCCTTAAATTTAATCTTATTCTCCGGCGTCATTTTTGTCCTCCCCTTCCACCGGCTGCGGCTGCACAGCCTGATCCAATTTGCTGATCTCCGCATACTCCTTGCGGATATATCGCTTGTCCCCGTCCGGCACGTGCGGCAGTTGCCAAATGTCCATCACATCATTCGTGCTGAGGATTCCGCGGTCGAACATCTGCGAGCTGACCTGCAGCTTGTCACTGTTGGTCATATACTGCAGCCGGTTTGCACTCCACATAATGGAGTTCCCACGCGCAAGCTCTGCCCGCGTGAATGTCATGCAGGTCATAGCCTGCGACAGTTGGAGGGCAAACGGCTCGATTTTCCCCTCGTAGTACGCGCTCCAAGCATCGCCGACCGTCTTATTCTGCAGCACATCCTCGTTGCAGCCAAAGTAGTTGAGCACACGCGTCTGGATGATCTGCATCTGCTCCGGATCCACGATCTCCGGCTGGGACTTGATCTGCTGCACATTGGTGTAGGTATTCGGGAACAGGGCCAATCCGCCGGAGTCCGGGCCGAGATTTTCAGCTACGAACTTCTTGCGTTCCTTCTTCAGGTCTTCTGTCTTGGCGAAGTTATTCACCGTAGCCATGAAGCGAAAGCTCGCGCTGTTGCGAATGCCTTCTTCAATACCCTGATTCTGCACGTTCAGCAGCTGCAGCGTCGGACGCAGTGCCGCGTTGTTCTCGCCCTTGATGTCGCTGCTGTACAGATATTTGCTGACCACACCACAGCGCGCCAGCTCGATTGCAGCCTTCTGCCCGCTGCGGAATGTATAGCGCAGCCACGGCTCGCCCGATACCTCGATGATCTCCACCTGCATCGGATTGACCGGGTAATAGCCAATCAGTTTCTCAAAGCCGTCGAGCACAGGGACGATAAAACACGTGTTCTGCGCATCGTAAATCGTGGCGACCTTGTAAACGAACTGTGCAGACGTCATAAACGGATTTGGCCTGCCGTCCAGGAGCGCCTTCTGCGCTTTCGTGTTTGCGCCGCTGACGACCGGCGTCAGCTTGCTGCAGTGATTGGCAAAGGTATGAATACAGGAGCGTGTCAGCTCCATTTCGTAAACCCCGCCGTCGTATGTTGAGAAAACGGGTGTATACCCGTCAAGCATTTCAAAATAACCGCCCAGCTGTTTTGCCGCTTTTCCTTTGCCGAAAAGCTTTGTAAATGCGCCCATTCGGCTCCCTCCTGTTCTAATTCTTGAGCTGCTCGCCAATCTGATCGTACCATTTCTGGCGAACCGTCAAGGCATCCATGACGGCGACAAAGCCGTCGATGTGCGTCCGCGGTTCAAGCTTGACCGGTCGAATCTTCCGCGTTTCTTCGTTCTGCTTCATGCCCACGTTCAGGAAGTGCGCTTTTAGCAGATTATTCGCGCCGAGCAGCAACTTCTTATCGCGCAGTAGACCATCCACCTCGTGGATGACCGGCGTCAGGTTTTCACCCTGAAATACATCGTCCATGTGAAACCCGTAC